TTTTTAATATCTCCAGCGGAGCTATTACCATAGTCAATTTCCGGCAACCTAGGTCCTTTTTCACTTCCACCCCAATCACCTTTTCTAGCCATAGCTTCTTCATCATCTGCCTTTTCCCCAGTTTGGGCAGGATCGTTGCCTTCCATTGAAATCTGCTCCATTCTAAAAGCTTGTTTTTGATCTTCGATAACTCCTTGAAAAAGAGTTTTCTTTTGATGATTATCATATTCGAAAATATTATCATATATCCATTCTCTTGAAAATAACTTATTTTCCATTGCAGAGCTTGCTATATCAACTTGTTGTGTAAGTAGTTCTAACTTTTCCTGTTCATGAATCATTGATGGGTTTGTTAATTCAAGATCAAAATTTAACAATTCAGCATCTTCAAACCCTTGAGTATAGAGATGTATGACAGCAATCTTTTCAAGCTCAGCACATAATATTTTTTGTAATCTCTCAATAGTTCTAGCAAAACGCACGTCTTCAGCTGCAAGAGTAGCTTTACTCCCAATACCTTCTTCATATCCTAGAAACGCTTTTGGAATTTTTAAAGCAGCCATAAGCTTGTTTCGCAAGTATTCAATATCCTCTATAGCATCATTATTTGATAGCCCAGGTAGTGTTTCAATCTCTGTTCCAGAGTCCCCACCACGAACAGGTAAAAAGTAATCTTCTGTTACTGATTCAATATTATATCTTAAGTTGTATTCTCCAGTGGATTGATCTATAACCGGTATTTTTTTCATTTTATTAATAATTTTTTGCATAAAATTGTCAACTTCATTCGGCGGTATATTTCCAATATCAATCTTAAAAACTCTCTTTTCTGGTGCTCTCATAATTCGGTGGATTAACATAGCATCTTCCATTAACACTAGCTGCTTCCATACTTTTCGAGCACCTTCTAACATTGATTTACCATAAGGTAAAAAATTAGAATCTGACAAAAGCCTAAAATGAGCAATTTCATAATTTTGAAATGTTTTCGATGCTCCAGGTGCTGGGGCCCCTGGCCCCCTACTAGCCATTCCTCCAATAACTTCAAATTCTACTAATTTTGGATTTTCTAAATCATGGTCTTCCATTCTGGTAACTTCGTATGGTGATAGAGGGCGAACATTAACGATTCCGTATTTATCTACTATATCTAATAATAAAAAGAAATCACCATATTTTGTTATATTTCGAAGCCAAGACCATAAATTGAATTCAATATTTATTACATCATAAAAAAGATTGTGTAAAATTTTATAAACCTTAACATTATCTGTTGTTATTTTCAAAATCTCATTTTCAATATTATCCACTGTTGATTCATCTGAATAAACGTCAAGAGCAGACGAAATTATTGGATCAGTATCCATTAATTCATAATCTCTGAACAGCTCTTGCCTTGCAATCTCATATGCATTCTTAGCATTTTGTTTAGCAGCATAACTGCTACCCCAACCATATGATCCTTGTATTTTTGTATACCTATCTATAAAATTAGACAACAAACTAGTTTGCGACATGTCTAAATCTTTAAGAACTAATCGATTATCAGGCGTTTTCCTAATTACTATATTACTTCTAAATAGTTGACCTAGTTTTCCAAATATATTATCTGCCATTTTTTACCTCTTTTATTTCTTTATAAAAGCCATGATAAATTTTCTTTCTCACCATTTATTTCCAACTCCCATGGGTTGTCCTTTGGCTTGATCTTTGCTTTTGAAAACCCATCATCATAACCTTTATTACTATTTAGCGTTGAGTCTAAAAGAGCTCTTTGCATACTGTTTCGCTGTTGATTTAGTCGCAACGCTGTATCTCTAACCCACAATGCTATAGCATATGACATAACTAAATCATCATTATATCCCTGCATTGCTTCTGTTTTTGTATTATTAAATATAAAAACAAATAACTCTTCAATTAATCTTTTTGATTTTAACTTGACAAGCTTTTCTCTAGTATATTCTTCCATTTTTGCAACAATTAAAGGTTTTGTTTTTAACGTTGTTGCAAACCCTGGAATTAAATTTCTATCTTCTGCTTTATACTTATTAGTTTGTATTTGATGCTCCACATCAATATATTTTAAATCTTTTGACTGGTAAAATAAATTTTTATATTCTCTATCTATAATAGTTTGTATAGTTGCCCACCCAACATTATTATTTTCAACTACTAGTAAAGCATCGTTATATTTTGTACATAATTCTATTAAAAAGTTACCATAATCTGTTGTAGATAGCTGTCCCTTATATTCTGCTACTTGATATAAATCATCAATTTCAAATACTTGCGCAGCTGAAAAATCAGTGCCATCTCCTCGAGCTACATCAGCTACAACAATATAATCTTTTGAATAGTCTGGATATCCCCAGATCCATAAATTTCTATCAAACCCTCCCTTCTCAATTGGGTCTTCAACCTGAGTTTCTTTATACCATTGTAATATTTTAGGATCAACAACTGAAACACCGGATGAGAGAAAGTCAGCATCACATTCTTGAGCAGCTTTCGTCGGACCTAGTTTAATATCTTGCTCATCCCTCCAATCCTGATCCCTATCTGGGTGTAAATGCCATGGCAGTTCAATAAAATTAAAATCACTGTTTCCATCTATAGCATCAATCCACATTCTATGAAACCAATTACCAACCCCGTTTGGGGTAGATAGCACGATGCAGTTACCCCCAGTTGCTAGTGTTTGCTGAGATGCTGTCCATATTGGTTCAATCTTATCAATAAAAGCAGCTTCATCTAATACAAGTAATGATAGTGCTTCTGAACGTCCAGCTTCTGCTGTAGCAGCAACCGCTTTTATTTGTGACCCGTTCATAAGTCTTAAAGATAGCTTGTTATCTTCCTCAACTTGAGTTTTTAACCAACTCGGTAGTCCAGCATACATAACTCTAACTTTTGTTACTAAATTTTTTCCTGTATCTTTATCTTTTGCAATGACCAGTATATTCTTATCTTGATGAAACAACATCATCCATAATGAATATCCTGCACATAAGGTAGAAATTCCAAGCTGTCTTGATTTTAATATTATATTATATCTGTGTTCATTTAAACTATTTATAGTTTTTTCTTGAAAATCATATAAATCAAATTTAATTTTTCCTTTCTGAGGGTGCTGTATAGTACAGTACTTTCTTAAAAAATACGTAGAGTCTTTAGCACAAGTTAAATACTCACGCTTAATTACTTGCTTTATATTTGATCCCCCAGACATTATATACTCCCAACTACAAACCCAATAACAAGCCATATATATCTATGTTCATACCACTTTGGCTTTACTAGATTTGCCATCTTTTCATTCATCACCTCACGCGCTTTTAATAATTCGATTTGCTTACTCTTAGCAATTAACAATAAAGAATCAACCTTACCAGATTCTTCTAACTCTACCGTTAAGTTTCCACAATCATTAATTAATATCTTTTGCCCTGCAATTAATGAGTCAGCTTTTTCAATCTTACCTTTCCATTGTGCATCACGGTCTCCAAGGATTGTTATAACCTCTGCTTCAGTGAAAGTTTGCTGACCCCAAACTAAATCAACCCACCCGCAAAAAAATGTAACAGCAACAGCCCAATATAATATTTTTTTTCTCATGCTATTTCTTATACTTTTTTAAAAAGTCTGCAGCTGATTCTATATCGTCTTCTTCATAAGCTTTTTCCATCTTTGCCACTTCTTTTTTAGTTTTGGTAAGCTTTCTCTTTAATGTAGCAACTTCTTTTTTAGAAACTGTTTTGGTAGCTTCTAACTCTTCAATCTGCTTTTCAACCTTTTTCTCATCTTTCTTATTATTTTTAATTTGTTTTTTAAGCTGCTTTACTTCTTTAGATTTATTAACTGCAGCGTATGCACTTGCTCCACCAATAAGTAAAACTAATATTCCCCACAGCATTTTTATTATACCTTTCATAACCTATCCTTTCTTAATTGGGTGACCGAGTGTTGATCTACCAACTCTACCGCCACTACTAAATCTCTGTATCCCGCTAACTTTTCCGCCTTGTCTGTTAGAAGAAGCCTCCTGTACTGGACAAACACAGTGCCATGCTCGTTGCCCGCCCGATCCGATAATCTGCAAGAACATACTTTCGCAAGGGGGTTCACGGCGTATTTGTTCACCAGTACACTTCCCCCAAGTTATATCTTCTGGATTTAATGGATCAGATGGAGCTGTTGTCAAGCCTGGTCTTTTTGCTCTTACCTTTTTACCTCTTTGAAACTTTCCGCCTCTGCGTTGTTGCTCATACAGATCTTCTATCACTGGGCCCTCTGTTTCTCCTTCCCCAGTTCTGTTACAGCAATGACCTGGAGCCCCTGGAACAAACGAAGTAGCAATACAACACAAATCCCATACCCAGTTCCAAAAGTCAGGTGATGGATGTGATGGGTTTAGACCAGGCGCTGATTGACTTAAACTAGGACACTTTTTAAGAGCTCGACGTACACGTTCTAAATTGACCTTGTCATTCCTCCCACTATTAAGGTGTGATAAAGCAGACATAACATCTGGACACTCTTTTTGTAATTGTCTGGCATCACGTGAGTTAATCCTTGGTGTGCCCTCTTGAAATTTTTTCATACTTCCTCCTTGTCTGTTAGCAGAAGCCTCCTGTACTGGACAAACACAGTGCCATGCCGGCGTGCTCCATCCGATAACCTGCAAGAGCATACTTTCGCAAGGGGGTTCACGGCGTAT